ATGGCCCCTATGGGGCCGTTCTGCAAACCCCGCGTTTTCACGCGGGGTTATGATTGTATAACAATATAGAACGAAAAAAGCCATCCGGCATAAACCAGATGGCTTTTTTGGTTGACCGATGGAGAGAATAATCGAACTTTTCCGCTCCATCGGAAAATGCTGATTGATTATCAGTTTCACCAAAATCAATAGGCAAATCAACGGTGTTGTTATCTCCGAAAGCGTTAAATACAATCTTTAAGTGCCCATTGTTATCGTCATCGTAGACATACACGGATATCAGGAATGTCTTGAAAAGGTCTTCCTGATATTGGCGGTCGTGGATGTCGCCGTTTCTGAAAAGCAGCAGGCTGGAAATCAGTTTTTTACGGTCAACATGGACAACTTCCTCTTTGGCAAGTGCCAGCTTTGACTTCAAGTCGGTACGCTGCTTTTCCAATTCTATGAGCCTGTCACGAGTTGTTTCTGTGACCACACCCATCTCGATGGCTTTCATCACGTTCGAGATAGACGACTGCACGGCTACCAGATCGCCCTCGATGGAATCAAGCTGGAGATTCCTGTCTGCCTTCTCCCAGTATTCCACAGTTTTATCGGCAATCCATTCGATGGCATCATCGGTCAGACAGTATTCCTTGATGGCCTGTGCTACCGCTGGCTCGATAACATCCCGGCGGATATTCTTCTTGTCACAGGTGCGCCCGACACGCCTGTTCTGACAAGCGTAATAGTAGTGGATATCTCCGGTCTTTGATCTGCCGGACATTCCAATCATGTAGCCACCGCACTTCCCACACCGGAGTTTTCCGGTCAAAAGATAGTCCTCATCGCCGGGACGGTGACGGCCATTCCTTTTCAGTTTTTTCACTCGTAGCGCCTCCTGTACCTTGTACCACAGGGGATCATCAATGATGGTCGGGATGCCGCCCTCGATGCGAACATCGCCGTATATGTAGATGCCACGGTATTTCTCGTTGGAACACAGCCTGTGAAAGCTGTTCTTATTCCATTCGCCTTTATCAGCCGTTTTTATGCCCCGGCGGTTCAGATCACGGGCAATGTCCGTGAATAACTCGCCGGAAGCGACACGAGTATAGACCTCCCGGACGATGGCAGCCGCTGGCTCATCCACCACGACCTTGCCATCCTTACCCCGCTTGTAGCCCAGAGGCTGCCGACCATTGACCATGCACTTGTTGGCATTATCCATCAGACCGCGGCGTACGTCTTCAGCGAGGTTGTCCGAATAGAACTGATTGACATTCATCATGCTGCGCAGGGCAAACCGCCCAGCGGCTGAATCGTCAAAATCTTCCTCGGCATAGTAGACTTTTATGCCGCAGTCCATCAGGCGGGATTCGTTCACCATTGCCTGCATCATGTTCCGTCCCATGCGGTTGGACTTCCACGCCAACACATAGCTGAATTTGCCTTTTTCAGCATCGTGCATCAAGCGCTGGAATGCCGGGCGGTTATCGGTGCGACCGCTGATTGCCCGGTCTTCATAGGTGGCAATAATGGTCAGACCGAGTTCTGCAGCGTGCTTCCGGCACGCCTCGATCTGCTGCTCAATGGAAACATCCCTTTGGTTATGGGACGAGTAGCGGGCATAGATGACGGCAATGCCCCCGGCGGGCTTCTTCTTTTTTGCCATTATCCATCACCACCCACATCAAAACGGTAGATACCATCGTCATCCGCGAATGAAATTGGCTTTCCGTTCCACATTCCAGCGGCCTCAAGTTCCGGCATGAGTTCAAACCATTGCTGCTCCGAAACGATTGGAATATTCAGGGCATCCGCTCTGTCGATTTTCTTTTGCATTGAGTCGCTGCACACAATCAAAAGACCTGTCTTTTTTGACACGTTCATGTCCATAGTCAAGCCATACGCAGAAATAATATCAAGAAAATCTGTTCTATTTCTCAGCATGACTGGATTCCCGGTCACACAAACACTCTTAAATTCCTGCAAGCGCGATGCGATTTCTTTCAGATTCATAGAGAAACACCCATCAGCTTAACTTCACAGCCGTTCCAAGCAGCATGAAGTTGTTGCCCTGCGTGGTAAATTTCAATCCGATAACGGCATCCGCCCCAAGCTTGGCCGCTTTTCTTTCCAAATCCTCCTGCGCCTGTTTCGTGAAATTGTCGATAGCATTCCCCATCATCTTGTTGCCGCCAGGCATAACGGTCAGAATGACAGAAGCTACGATACCCAAATATTCCGTTACATTTTTGCCTTGTATGTTGTCAGTTGTAGTCAAAAACATAATTATCCCTCGCATTCTGGCATTATTTTACAAACGGCTGAAAACCATGTGCTATTCTGGTATAATCAGATAAACTGCTGGCAGTAATTTTACAGAAAGGAGCGGAATATTATGGACGTTTCCATCGATTCCGATGATGTCCGAGAGCAGCTTCGCGCCATGCTGGCACTTGAACTGTTCTTGCATCTGTCAGCAGAAGATCAAGAACGTGTCATTGCTTTTCTAAAAAGCCTTTCATAACATAAAGAACGGCCTTTTTCTGCTCGGTGCTGAGCTGATTAAATAGTTCGACGAACTCTTTACTGCGCTCATCCTCTTCCATGGGGATGGGCGCAGTTTTTCTTTCCATGGGAACATCGTAGCCCATCAGCCATACCTCTGAAACATCAAGGGCTAATCCCAAGATGGTTAGCTTATCTTGCCGAGGAATGATTTTCCCTGAAACATATTGAGTCAAAGCGGTTTTTCCAAGATTGACACCGTAAGCGCGGCAGTACGGCTCTGCAAGCCTCAAAACATCAACCTGTTTCAGACCTCTGATATTCATAGCTTCTTGCAGACGTTCTGCGGTCGTTGATGGCTTCATTTGGTTCACCTCCAGTATGGTTACATCATATCATGGTATAAATAAAAGTTCAAGTATTCCAGCCAAAAAGTTCAAAAAAAGTGAATTTTTGTATTGACAAGGAGAAATCGTTGTGGTAAAGTGTGAACAGTTCAGTTAAACTGAACCGAACGGAAAAGAGGTGAAAACGATGCAGAGAAGCTATAACAAGCTGCTGGGCCGAATCGTTGAGATTTTCGGAACCAGAGGGGCATTTGGCAAGAGTATGGGATGGTCGGACCGCACCACATCTCTCAAACTCAACGGTAAGGTTGACTGGAAACAGGACGAAATCGAAGCTGCGTGTCAGGCACTAAAAATCGAAGTGTCGGATATCCCAGACTATTTTTTTGCCCTGTAAGTTCAGTTAAACTGAACAACGGAGGTTTACATGGATAGCGTTCCACACATCCACTTGGATGAAATCAGCCCCGAAGATACCGCCCGGCTAGCGCGGGGCTGCAAGAGGCTCTACCTCAAAATCATGGCCATGCCGGACGGAGAAGCCATGCTGGATGCCGCATGGGAGGCCTACCAACAAAGAAAGAAAGGGGAGAACAAGACGTGATTAAGATCCTGATGACCGTGTACGGCCTCACCGCTGAACAGGCAGCAGCTCGTGCCCCGGCGGCGCAGTTTGTTTTGACTGCCGTCGTTGCGGCCGTGTTTGTCTGGCTGGACAGCAACGGCACGTTCGACGGCGTAGGCCGCTGGATGGGTCGCAAGCTCCGGGAGGTGCTGGATGCTGTATCCGAGGACTGATGCGGAGGCTGGCTACCCTGACCCTCCTGTGTGCCCCCTCTGCCATCAGAGGTGCGATACCATCTATCGCGCCGAGGATGGAACAATTGTAGGCTGTGACCACTGCTTAGAGGCCACAGACGCATGGGAAGTCAACGAGTGCTTCCCGGAAAAGGAGTGTTTTTATGAAAGGATTGGTGTTTGACACCGAGAATCGGATGCAGTTCAAGGACTTCGGCGAGCCGCTGCTGGACAGCCTCCAGAAAGAAGTCGGCGGTTGCATCGAGGTGGTTCATCCCAAGTATCTGCCGGAAGGACTGTGCATGGTGATTGATGATGAGGGGCTGCTGAAAGGCTACGCCATCAACAGCATTGCCAGCATTCTCTACGGTACGCCGGAACATGGTCAGCCCATTGTGGGCACCGCTGTGATTCTCCGTGAGGGCTTTGTGGCCGGGGAGCTCGACTTTATGAGCCTGGATGACGGAGATGAAGTTGGCCTGATGCTCTTGTTCTCTGCGCTTGGTATCTGCATCAAGAACGAAAGCGAGGCTGAGTGATGGATCTGGAAAAATTCTACTTCACCTACGGCTCCGATGATGTTCAGCCGTACTGCGGAGGATGGACGGAGGTTTGGGCACCCAACTACCAGATGGCGTGTCAGGCATTCCGGGCAGTGCATCCCGACCGCATTCCCAATATCCTGAACTGCTCCAGCGTGTACAGCGCAAGGGAGTTCGAGAAAACCAAGATGTTCGGCCCGGGCGGCAACTTCGGCCTCCGCTGCCGGGAGACCATCACTCTGAACATCGCTGTCAACAAGGCCGAGGAGGGGGTGATTTTTTGAAAGTAAGAGGCAAAAAGCTGACCCGCAAGCAGAAAGAGGCCCTTTCCGCACAGGGCTGGGACTTCCGCCTGTACCTCTGTGTCCGGGATGGCCCGGACTTCATGGAGCTGGTCAACCGCACCACCGGCAAGTACGTCATGTTTCGCAAGTAAACCTATCAGCTGAAAAGGAGTAAACATTATGATTCGCAATCCCAACGACATTCAGGACGGCGCAAAGAAGATTCGGATGCTTATTGCTGGCTATCCCGGCATCGGCAAGTCTACGCTGGCCCTGTCCGCACCCCGCCCGCTGCACATCGACTGCGACTTCGGCATTGACCGTATCGAGCCTCGCTACCGTATGCCGTACATCCAGCCCCGCAGCTATGACGAAATTCTGAATGACCTGAAGCCGGAGAACCTCAAGGACTTCGAGACGCTGGTGTTCGATACCGCCGGCAAGCTTATCACCCTGATGGGCCTGTGGGCTATCAAGCAGAACCCCAAGTATGGTCAGCGGGACGGCAGTCTGTCCCTCAAGGGCTATGGCTTTGTTGGCCGCGAGTTCGTCCGGCTGATGGACTACTGCTTCTACGAGCTGAAGAAGAACATCGTGGTGGTCTTCCACGCCACCGAGGAAAAGGACGGCGATAACACCCGTCTCCGCATCAAGGTTGAGGGCCAGACCAAGAACAATGTGTGGGAGCCTATGGATCTGGGCGGCTTCGTGGAAATGTACGGCAACGACCGCACCATTGGTTTCTCCAACTGTGAGAAGTATTTTGCCAAGGGCACCCGCGGCATCCACGGTGTCTATAAGATTCCCGCCCTCGGCCCCGGCAGCCCGAACGACTTTCTGACCAAACTGTTTGAGGAGTACAACAGCAAGGCCGCCGAGGAAGTGGCTGCAAATGCCAAGGAGAACGAAGCCTACGAGCAGGTCATGCAAGAGGGCAGCAAGATTATTGCTGGCATCAAGGATGCCGACACCGCCAACGCTGCCATGCCGCCGTTCAAGGCTCTGCAGCACCACTTGACTTCCCGTCAGGAACTGAATGCCCAGTGGAAAGCCAAGATTGCCGCTCTCGGCCTGACTTTTGATACGGCCGCTGCCCAGTACAAGCCCGCAGAGGAGGCACAGTAATGGCTGCATACCTTGTTACTCATTCGCTGCTGTCCTCGTGGCTGCACCTCATCCGGGAGAATCCCTACGAGGATTTGACCACCGAGGGCGACCCGCTGGCAGAGTTTATGCTGGTCCTGCGCCGGGAGCCTACGCCCCGGACGGAGGCTATGCAGAACGGAATTGACTTTGAGAACCTTGTGACCTCCATTGTCAACGGCCGCGACGACCCCAATAATCCGTGGAACTGGGCCGCCGGGCAGATTGCCGCCATCATCAAAGGCGGGCAGTTGCAGTTTAAGTCCCGCAAAACCATTCGGGTGCGCGGTATGGATGTGGTCCTGTATGGCCGCCTCGATGCCCTCAAGGCTGGCACCATCTACGACATCAAGTTCAGTAAGGGCTATGAGCGCGGGAAATTCTATTCCAGCACTCAGCACCCCACCTATATGCTGCTCATCCCGGAGGCACAGCAGTTTTCCTACCTTGTCAGCAATGGCATGGATGTCTGGACGGAGTGCTACCGCAGGGACGAAACGCCGGATATTCGCCCCATCATTTCGGATTTCTTTGACTGGCTGGATGCCTATGGGCTGATGGCCGAGTTCAAGGAGCACTGGAAAGCCTTATGACCGGGCGGCTCGTGGATATAAGTTTCAGCCTGAACCGCAAGCAGCGCATCACGCTGGAAGTTGATTCCGATTTCCGAAACCTGTGGGACAAGCTGAATCAGGAGCCGCTGCTGGACATTGAAATCAAGAAGCACCGCAACAAGCGCAGTCACAGTGCAAACGCCTACTTTCATGTTCTGGTCAACAAGATCGCCGCCGAAACTGGCGAATCGGACGACCTTGTGAAAGAGCGGCTGGTTGTGGCCTACGGCACGGTTGCGAGAGATAAGGATGGCTGCACCGTGGGCTTCAAACTTCCGGCCAGCGTGGATGTTCACGACCTCTACGAATACACCCGCTGCTTTGATGTGCGGGAAGAGGACGGAAAATTGTTCAACTGCTACTTGGTTTACAAGGATACCCGCAAGATGGACACGAAAGAATTTTCACACCTGATTGACGGTGCGATTGATGAAGCCAAGGCTCTGGGTATCGAGACGGATACCCCGGAGCAGTTGGCCCGGTACAAAGAAGAATGGTCAAAATGACCGGAAAGGAAAAATTATGAGTACGTATGACGCAAGACCGGAAGTTATTGCAATTCCGGTGGATGAGTACAAGGAACTGCTGGCAGCAAACACGGAGCTGAAAATCATCTATCACAAGTTGGAAAGCTGCGCGATTCCCTCGGAAAAGTACACATTTCACGAGTTCGTTCAGAACATGCATGATGCGTTGCATTCGGTGGAATTGGACGCTGAAGCTCCTGCCCCTGTCATTCCGGGCATGGTTAAACCTTTGGCGGCGATGCACTCGCAGGGAGCGGAGAGGTTGACCGATGCTGAACAGCTGTGATTTTCAGGGGCGGTTCGCCGCTGATCCTGAACTGAGAACCACCCAGACGGGAAAGCAGGTGGCAAGTTTCCGCATGGCGGTTGACCGGGACATGGTGGATGCCAACGGCCACCGCCCCACGGACTGGATCACCTTTACCGCATGGGGCAAGACGGCGGAGTTCGTCAGCAGGTATTTCCGCAAGGGGAGCGCCGCTGTTGTCCATTCCCGCTGCCAGACGCGGCAGTATGAGGATAAGAACGGCAACAACCGCACGGCGATTGAGTTCGTGGTGGACAACATCTATTTTGCAGGGCCGAAGCAAGACAACCAGCAGGGGGCCGTGGATGATGGCGGGACGAACCCGCCACCGGCCACCTATCGGAACCAGCAGCCGCAGCAGATGGGCTTCGCCACCCAGAACCAGCGGCAGCAATGGCAGCAGAGTGCCCCCGGCGGGCAGCAGCCCAGCTACTCGCAGGGCGACCCTGACGATTTCTCGGTCATCGATGACAGCGACGACCTGCCGTTCTAAGGGGGGCTGATAATGGCAACTGGAAAACGGTATTACTGGATTAAGCTCAAGGACTCGTTTATGTCGTCGGACATGATCGATTACCTCATGGGGCAGCCCGATGGTGCCAACTATGTTGTCCTTTATCAAATGCTCTGTCTCAAAACCATCAACACTGGCGGCCGACTGGCTTTCCAAATCGGGGATATGATTATTCCTTATGATGTAGAAAAAATTCAGCGCGAATGCAAATGGTTCTCGTTGGCAACTGTCCGTGTTGCTTTGGAAGTCTATAAGCAAATCGGTCTAATTTATGAGGACAAAGATGGTGTTCTCGTTTTGGCCAACTACTCAGACATTGTCGGCAGTGAAACAGACTACTCTGCGCAGAAGCGCCTTCAGCGTGAAAACCGCCGCAGACAACTTCCCCCAAAGTGTGCAGACAGCAACGAGGACAACAATGTGGACAATGTCCATACAGAGAAAGAGATAGAGATAGATAAAGAGAAAGATATAGAGAACAGAGAAAGAGTAAGAGATAACGGTAGTCCGACCGTCGATGCTGGGCTGGCTGAGATCATCCGCTCTTTCGAGGACAATCTCGGAGGTTTCCCACCAGCAGCGCGGGAAGACCTGCTGGGCTGGCGGGAGATTTTCACGGACGACCTCATCTTGCTGGCCATCAAAAAGGCCGCTCTGGCCGGGGTTCGCAAATGGTCCTACGTCAACGGCATCCTGAAAGTATGGAAAAACGAGGGTGTGAGAACCCTTGGTGACGTGCAGTCCCGTGACGAGCGGCGCAAACCAGCAGCAGACCAGCAGCCGAAGCGGTCCGCCGCCGAGGACTACGATTTTATTTTTGGAGGCTCAAATGACAGTTGAATGTTTGAAAAGCTCAATGCTGCGCATTGAGCGGTATTTCGGGAAGGAACTCTCGACCGATGAGCGTACAGCACGAGCGGAAGTCTACGCCGCTGCACTGAAAGAAATCCCGGACGATGTGGTTTCGGCGGCTCTTGTAAAAGCGCTGACGGTCTGCCGCTATCAGAACCAGCTCCTTGTGGACTGGTGTGCGGAAATCCGCAAGATTCAGGATGTTGGGCGTCCAACGGCGAACGACCTCTGGAACGACGCTGCTGTGGCCGCACGGAAAATCGAAGCAAACCTTTACTATATGCACATCGGTGGCCTGATTACGGCTGATGGCAAGCTGAACCGCGACGATTTGAAGCGCCGCAATACTGAAATCTTTGCGGCTCTCCCGGTGGCAGTACAGCGGTGGGCTGGCTCCCCGGAAGATTTGAGCGACATTTTTTCCAGCCGGAGCACAGCAGATCTGCGGCAGTTCGTCCGGCCGGGGTTCGACCGGACCGTGGCCGACGCCCCCATCGAGAGCTTGCAGCCCCCGGCCCTGCCCGGTGGGGCAGCTCCGGCGCAGATTGGAGGTGGCACGGCATGAGGCGGAAAAGTCCTTTTCACAGCCTGATTGTGGGCGTTTCGTGCGCAATGGTTGGCTGCATCCTCGCAAGCACGGCCTACTCCCGGCGAGTAGACGAGCTGGAAATCGAGCGGGACATCTACGCCAGCCGCTTCCAGAACTGGCAGATGCGGGCGATTGACGCGGAGGAAAATGTCGGCCGGCTTCAGACCGAGGTAGATAACCTGACCGCAGAGCTGAACGCCCAGATCGATTTAACTCTTACATACGCCGGGTCGTTCAGCTGCACGGCCTATTGTGCCGAAGAATACGCCCACATCTGCGGCGAGGGACACGGAATTACATCCAGCGGCGCAAAGGTGCAGCCGGGCGTGACCGTGGCAGCTGACACCAGCATCCTGCCCTACGGCACGGTGGTCTATATCGAGGGTGTAGGTCTCCGGGTCGTTCAGGACACCGGGAGTGCTGTGGTAGGTAACAAGCTGGACGTGGCGGTGAACACCCATGCAGAGGCTCTAAGCTGGTCTGGCTGGGGTTCCCGCCGGGTCTGGATCGTTTCAGGAGGTGCAGAGCCGTGAAAAAGTCGTTTCAGACCGAGATGGATGACACTCAACAGGCTGTCAGCCAAATCGTGTGCCTGTGTACCACCATTGCGCTGCATCAGGAGTTCGGTGTTGGCAAGACCCGCCTTGACCGCATTACAGACAGGATTCACGAACTGGAAGATCAGAACACCGAAGTCATTATGACCCCAGATGCCGATGGCCGTCCCTCTAAAGCCAGGGCCGAGGCCATTCGGGAAAGCTGGTTGGCGGGGTATGTCACTTCCGACTACCGCATCCCGATGCTACGGGCACCTCGTGGCCGCAAAGAGCAGCAATATCAGATTGCTGGAAACAAAGCTGCAAGAATCGCATGGCAGATTTACGCAAAGGCAGTTATTGACATACTGCACTATGGTCCAGAACGGCTGGAACGGCTGCGCAAAGAAAGCCACGCCAACTATGAGCAGTTGAACCAGTGGGCGCACGAGGACGGTTTGGACGTAGCAATGGAAAAGCTGCGCCGCTGCGCTGCCGATGCCATGCAAGCTCCGGATCTGGAAGTTACAGATATTGATGGCAGCAAGGATGCCGCAGAAGTGGACAAGGAGTTCCGCAAGCAGCAGCTGAACTTTATCAAGCGTGTCCGGGCACAGACCCTTGGGCGCATCGGTGCAACTGCGCAGCCTGTCAATGTGCTGGCTGACCAGAGTATGCAGGATAAGATTCAACTGGTGATGCAGCAGGTTTCCCAGCAGTCTTTTGAACGTAGGAGGACGCATTGACATGGCAAAAAATGAGTACGGAGAGAAGCTGGACAGCAATGGCTATGCGCCCAGCATCCTCAGCAAGAGCCCCACCTGTCTGATTTGCGGGCGGTATCGCACCGCCCGGCACGAAGTCTTTTTCGGACCGTACCGGGATAAGAGCAAGCGACTTGGCCTGTGGGCAAATCTCTGCCCTTGGTGCCACCAGAACGGTGTGACTGCCGTACATACCAACCGGGAGGCAGACCTCCGCTTGAAAAAGTGGGCGCAGAAAAAGGCCATGGAGTATTACGGCTGGCCGGAGGCGCGGTTCATCCAAGAGTTTGGGAGGTCGTACCTGTGAGCACCTGTCCGATTATCGCTATCGACCCCGGCAACACCCAGTCTGGCTACTGCGTGATTGATCGCAGCACCCTGCGCCCTCTGGAATTCGGAAAAATCGACAATGCAGAGCTGCTGCAAAAGCTTTCCTCTGCCAGGGCACAGGGCTGGCGGTGGGCGGTCATCGAGATGGTGGCCTCCTACGGAATGTCTGTAGGCCGGGAGGTATTCGATACCGTCCTCTGGATCGGCCGCTTCTACCAAGCCCTGAACACCTGCTGCCCGGTACGGCTGCTGTGCCGCATCGAGGAGAAGCGACACATCTGCCACAACACCCGCGCCAATGATGCTGCCATCCGGCGGGCACTCATTGACCGATTCGCAGACCACGACCTCAAAAATGGCCGTGGTACAAAAAAGAACCCGGATTTCTTTTACGGCTTCAAAGCCGATGTGTGGGCAGCCTACGCTGTGGGTCTGACCGCCATTGAAAACCGAGAGAACGATTATCATTTTTCTGCTACTTGAAAGGAGCACATACCATGGATAGCTACGAAAACGAAGCCTCTAAGTTCGCCGCCCAGCGCACCAAGCTGAAGAACATCTGCGAGGCGCACGACCTGACCTACACGTTCATCAAGAACAGCTACCCCATCAAGCTGATTATCCGCCCTATCAAGGGTGTGGGCGAACAGATGTCCATGCTGGAAACCGCCAGCGAGGACAGCTACATCTCCCCGGATGCCTACCTCCTGTTCACCATGAAGGATGGTGTGCTGGTCTACCGCATGAGCAAGACCTTCACCATTGAGGATGCCCTGTTCGGCAAAATCAAGAACATCTTCAAGAATATGCACTCCTACTACTGCCAGTTCTTCTTCCGTGAGCTGATTGAGAGCGGCCGGCTGAAAGCCATCGGCGGGAAGATGCCGGAAATTCCTGAAACCACCGCAAAGGAGCCTGAGGAAAAGACTCCCGACCTGCCCCCGGATGCCGAAAAGCTGGAAGAAATCGAGGATGATACCGATGATGCAGACGATGCCGAGGCCGAAGCGCCCGCAGAGGACGAGCTGGCAAAGGCCACCGAGATTGCCCGGCAGAACGACGGCATCACGCAGGCCCTGCTGGAACAGCAGATGGGTGTGACCGCAGAAAAGGCCATCGCCCTGCTGGATGAACTGGAAACGGCCGGCGTGATTGACTTCTACGATGGCCGCTACTACCTCGCCAAGGCAGACAGCGAGGAGGAATAATCCATGGCAAAGGCAGCAGTAACGCGCAGCATCCGGGACGACCACCAGAAGAATTTCCTCAAAATCTTCAATGGCCTGACCGGAAAACATAGCCGCTGGGAGATTTGGGAGGATTTCGTCACCCTGACTGCTATTGAGATCTCAAACAGCACGGACAAGGTAAACGCCACGGAGCGCACCAAGATGTATCAGACCATCATTTCCAAATACTCCGCCAAAGAGCGGGACGGCATGGCCGAAATGCTGGCCGAGGTGGTCATGGGCATGGAACAGAACCCCGACCAAGATTTCCTCGGCTCCTTGTACATGATGTGTGAGCTGGGCAATGACCACGCCGGGCAGTTTTTCACTCCCTACGATGTGTGCCGCTGCATGGCCGAGATTACGTTCGACCCGAAGCTGCACCCGGACATGGAGGGATTCATCTCGGTATCTGACCCGGCCTGTGGTGCTGGGGCCACGCTGCTTGCCTTTTTGAACGTCTGCAAAAGACGGAATATCTGCTACCACAACAAAGTCCTTGTCATAGCCCAAGACATTGACTTCATCGTTGGGCTGATGTGCTACATCCAGTGCAGCTTCATGGGCTGCGCTGGATATGTAGTCATCGGTGACACACTCGTGAACCCGGCAACGGCCTACGACAGCCGCGGATTGCTGCCCGCAGGACCACAAAACCGCATCTGGTATATGCCGCTTTTCTCAACCGATGTGTGGTATATGCGCCGCCAGATAGCGCAGATGAACCTGCTGTTTGAACCGAAAGGCGAACCTGCAAAAATCGAAAAATCCGATATTAAGCCCGCAAATTTGCAAAAATCTATCAAAAATGAGACTAAAGCCCCGGAAAACGAGCCTCTTAACGAAACCAAAACCGGGCAGCTCACGTTTTTCTAACCCGAAATAAGAAAGGAGTATCCCTATGGCAGACATTACTTATATCCCTATCCGGCAGCTGTACCCTCACCCCGATAACCCCCGCAAGGAACTGGGCGACCTGTCCGAGCTTGCCGCCAGCATCAAGGAAAACGGCGTATACCAGAACCTGACCGTCATTCCCGGCCACTACCTCAACAGCCGGGAGTACATCGCAAAGTGCGTTGACGAGGGTGGGGATGCAGCCGCAGCAGCGGCAGCATGGACACCCAAGGCTACGTGGTCCAGTGAGGACTACACCATCATCATCGGCCACCGCCGGGCAGCAGCAGCGCAGCAGGCAGGACTGTACGAACTGCCCTGCGCCATCGTGGAGATGGACGAGCGGGAGCAGATGCAGACCATGATGATTGAGAATATGCAGCGGTCAGACCTCACCGTCTACGAACAGGCGCAGGGCTTCCAGATGATGATGGACTTCGGGCAGACAGTGGAGCAGATCTCCGACAAGTCGGGGTTCTCCCAGTCCACTATCCGGCGGCGCATCAAGCTGCTGGAACTGAACCGCGACAGCTTCAAGAAAGCCGAAAAGCGCGGTGCCACCCTGTCCGATTTCGCCCAGCTGGACAAAATCGAGGACTTGGAAGCCCGAAACCGGGTATTGGAAACCCTCGGTACGCAGAACTTCAACCGGGCCATGCAGGATGCGCTGGAGCAGCAAAAATGGCAGCACCAAAAGGCCGAATGGGTTGAGCAGCTGAAAAAATTCGCTACGGAAGATTCGCAGGCCTCCTACCAGACGCATGAGCATGTAAATGCGTACGGAAAGTGGGGCACAAAAAAGGAAGTCGTCATGCCGGAAGATGCCGACAAGATCGCTTATGTCTATAAGGTCAGTGAAAATCAGATTGACCTGTACAAACCTCGCGATACGGAAGCCGAGGATGCCAGCAACTCGGCGAGGGAGGCCGCAAGAGCCACCGAGCAGCTTGCGAGAGAACAGTTTGCCGCTGTTACGAAGCTCATGTACGAGCTGCGATGGGACTTCGTGAAGGACTTGACTCCCGCGGAGTGCAAAAAGCACCTGCCGGAAATCTTGGCTTATTCCACCCCGATTCTGACCGAATATCGGCACATGGAGGATGACGAAAACGTGTTGCGGCTGCTCGGCATCGGTTTGGATGAGCAGATTCGGGAAGACACGGAACTGGAAGATGCCCTGAAAATGTTCAATGCTTACGATACCGAGCCGGAGAAGATTCTACTGGCGGTTGCTTTTGATGCAACGGACAGCAGTCGTGAGGGTTATTGGAGCACGGAATGGAACGGGCCGACAGGCGCGAGCAAGTTCGTTCACCGCAAAAATGATGACCTTGACAGCACCTATGAACTGCTCGCTGCCCTCGGTTACGAAATGGCCGATGATGAAAAGGCTTTGCAAGACGGCACCCACCAGCTTTTTGCGGTGTATGGTTCCGGCAGCCAGGCTGACACGCCCTGCGATAAGTGCAAAGCTGCTCACCCTGAATGCGACAAGTGCTGCAAAACTTGCGATGACCACTGCAATGCGTTCCAGCTGTGCAGAAAGGAGTATGGCGAATGACCGACCTTGTAAAGTGTGACCGCTGCGGCACACCGTTCAGCATCCAGACAGCCGGCATCCGCAGTACATGGAGCGGCGATTACATGGTGCAGTATTTCACCTGCCCCGGCTGCCACCATCGCTACCAGATTCTGACCACGGACACCGAACTGCGCCAGACCGTTCAGCAGCACAAGAAAATTGCCGCAAAAATCCGCATGGGCCAGAGCAAGAATTTCCGGCCGGGAACCCTGAAAAAGTATCAGGCGGAAATGAAAAAGCTGGAGGCTGAGCAGAAAAAACGGCGGGATGAACTGATGGACAAGGGCAACGAGATCCTCGCCGCACTGGGAAAGGAGTAACCCATGGACGACTTAAAAGAATATGCAGACCGCCTCAAATTTGAAATTGTGGCTGCCGACTTTCTGAGCACCGAAGACCGGGAAATGGTCTTTGACCTCATCGAGAAAGTGCTGGGTGATACCGATGCCTGACCAGTTTTTCATCAACATTGCGCTGCTGGCCGTTGGCGTGTCCATCGGGGCGCTGCTGGGCGAAACCAGCCGCCAGCAGCACGACCGTGCTCTGTTCCGGGAGTATATCAACTTCATGGCCGAATCAGAGCAGAAAAACGAATTGCTTTTCCGTGAAGTGATTCATTTCCAGACACAGAAAGGAGCCTCCCATGAGGAAGAACAGGAATAACCGCCCGCCGGAAGTCGGCGCACGGGGGCTGCTGCGGCTGCGCTGCCCCTGCTGCGGTAAGGAGTTCGGTACATACCTCCACGTTTCGCAGATGTCCATCGGCTGCCGCTGCGGGGCCACGATCTCGCTTGAACGTGGGCTTGCCCACTATGAGTTTGAGTGTGGGTGCTGCGGGCTGCACGCCAAAGGCCAGACCAACATCGAGGATTTGGAAATCACCATCCCCTGCAAGTGCGGCAATCCCATCACGTTGCACTGGGACAAGGACAAGCGGAGGTACATCGAATGACCCTTGAGGAAGCCTGCCGCCTCATCGACCCGGCAACGGATTTGGACGCTCTGGCCGAGATTGAATATTACAACGGCTTCAAAGGCAAAGACGCTGCTGCCAAAGCCCTGCACGAGGCCAGCCAGATGGTCGTTGACTTTGTGCGCCAGATGTCATGGCATGATGCCAAGAACCCGCCAATCGCCCATGAAGAAAGCTGGGAATGCGCCGGCGAAAAGCACTGCGCCGTGATAAGCGACATCGTATGGGTGTGCTGCGAGAGCGGCCACACCATGAAAGGCTGGGTCGAAAACGGGACGTGGCACATTGAGGATGGCCACCGTGCAGAGGATGGCCACTACGGGCATGTGAAGCTGTGGGCACCGCTGCTGGAGCCGCCGGAGGTGAAAAAATGAAAACCATCACAGTTAAGCATGAGGTTTCGCCGGGTCGTGAAAGTTGCGAATTCGGCGGAGATTTTTGGGGCAAAGAGGTGTGCAAGTACCATACGTTTCGTACTCAAACCCACGGACGCAAGGCTCCACCGGAGTACAGAAAACCGAAGTGTTTACTGTTCGACTGCTGGCTTGAACAGCCGTACAAAAAGTGCGAACCCTGCCGCAGGGCGTGCGCGGAGGTTGACGAAAAGTGAAAGCAGTTCTTTTGAGCATCCGGCCCGAATGGTGTAGCCGTATCTTTTCGGGCTGGAAAACGGTGGAAATCCGTAAGACAAGACCGGTCTCGTTGAAAGAACCTTTTAAGTGCTACATATATTGCACGAAAGGAACGAAATTTTTCTGCTGGAAAGCCGTTGACCATTTATATTTCGACGATAGGCCTCATAAGATATTCGACCGCAGGGCTGACGGAATGGTTGTCGGCGAATTTATCTGCGATGACATCCGACGCATTGGCCCTGAATACTGTGTCGTCAAAGAAGATATCGAATCTGCAATTGCTGGAAGCTGTCTCACAGTACCGCAAGTCAAAGACTATGCCGGATGGAAGTCCGGGATGAGTTATGCAGATTTGAAAGACTTGTATGGCTGGCACATTTCCGACCTGAAAATTTATGACAAGCCGCGCGAGCTGCGGGCGTTTACGGGCTTGCTAAACACGCGGTTTGGTGTGCGGCCTGTGGAAGCGCAGCGACCGCCCCAGAGTTGGTGCTATGTGACAGAAAGGATGGACGAATGAACTGCCTGTCCTGCGAGAACTACATACCCCTTAACCCGGCCATCCAGCGCACCGATGCCCAGGGCCAGACCTATACTGTGCCCGGCCTGTGCAAAATTGGTGCAGACCACATAATTTGTGGACTTCCGGTCTACCTTCCGACAGCAAAATGTGATAAAATAATAGAGGCGCCGCCGCAAGACGGTAGCTGAATTATGACGGAGGTAGGTTGTGACATTACAGGAATTGTCCAAGTACTATGACATTCAGATGACCCTCGAAAAAGACCGTGAAGCCTTGGAGCGACTGCGACAAAGAATCACTCCCGCCTCCCCACAACTGACCGGGATGCCCCACACGCCGGGTGTCCGGGATAAAGTCGGAGATCTGGCTGTAGAGTTGGCCGACATGGACGAGCGCATCCGCTGGCTGGAAGAGTTGGCAGCGCAGGAAAAGCCCAAAGTCGAGGCCTACTGCAAGAGCATTGTGGATGCTCGGATGTATCTGGTTTTCAGACTGCGGTTTATCCGCTGCTACTCATGGGCCGAAGTTGCCGGAGTTCTGGGAAAAGGATATACCGAAGATGGGGTCAGCCGGATGGCATACAACTACCTCAACAAAAACTGACCGATAAGCCCTGCATTTGCGGGGCTTTTTATTTTTGCCCCAAAACTGAAATTCAAATCAGAAATCCACACAAAATCAGCTCAAAATTGAAATGAATTTAATTTTTACCCCCTGAAAAGTTGAATTCAAAGTGGAAATCGTTGAGAATCAAGGGGATGGTTTCACTCGCTGTCGGACGTTGTCGGATGGTTTCGGATGGATGCCGAAGCTTACCGATGGATTCAGATGACAACGGACGCTCCGAGTGATATGATTAGGATGCAAAATTCAAATCAAGCCAAGCGGTGCTCACCATTCCCGGTGGGTGCCGCTATTTTATTGCCTGAAAGGAGGATTCCGGGCCGCACGTTGCTCCTTTGCGTGCGGCATCACCGTAGCACCCCGAAAAGCCGAGGTGCTGCAGCTGGGCATTTCGCCGTGCCCAGTCACAAAGAAGGAGATTTTCCATGTATCAGAAAATCAAGGCAAAATTCAAGGCAAACCCCACCATTTTCTACGCCTGTTCCATCGTTGCATCATGGGCAGGAGTCGGCTCCCTGATGAACTTCCGCACGCTGGCCATCAACAACGGCGCTGCTGCGGCTATCATCTGGGCGGTTTTCAACTCGCTGGCCTGTATCTTCTTCGGTCTGTTTGCGGAGTACATCCCGACCGTCCGGCGCATCATGCAGAGCAAGGTGATGTTCTACTTCATCGGCTTTTTGACCGTGTTCCAGACATGGACGCAGATGTCCGGCATCTATGAGATCTTCGGCGACACGCCGATCGGCACCACCGGAGGCACATTGATTGTCTACGGCACCTGCCTTGTGTTCCTGTTTATGCTTCTGAAAGAGGGCATGATTCGGAACGTCCTGTCTGATGGCTTTTCATGGGTGGTTGTTTACGGTCTGCTGGCAGTCGTTGTCATTGCCGCGCTGGTATACACCCACGGTGCATTCGTCAACATCGACCCCGGCCTGACTGCTGCCGGTATCCAGACGGGCCTCTACAAAGGCTTCCTGCTGCTGCCCGGCCCGTTCACTTATCCGTACTACTACTCGCTGTTCTCCTACAACGACAAAAATGAAGATGGCACCCAGCACGGCAACATGAAAAAGTCCTTTGTGCTGGCTGGCGTGATGTTCGGTGTCTACATGGTGCTGGCTGCGCTGCTCACATGGGTCAATTTCAGCCCACTGCTGAACACGCTCAAGGCTATCCTGATCACCATCATTGCGCTGTCCTCGCTGTCCACCTACCTCTATTCGGAGTATCTGGTGTTCGGTGAGAACATCGGCTTTCTCATTGACGTGCTCACTGTTACCTCGTGGCAGCTCGTGATCCCGCTGGGTGTCATGGGCATCTGGACGCTGATGAGCGAGCTTCGGGTGTACATCATCATCTTTGTGCTGCTGGCCTCCGTGGTCCTGCACCTCGTTTCTGACCGAAAGGAGGATGCACGATGAAAATCACGGTAAAGAAGCTGTCCGAGCTGCACAAGCCCGCCCACAACATCCGCCGGCATTCCGAGAAGCAGTTGACCGAGTACATCCGCAGCATTGAAATGTTCGGGCAGGTCAAGCCGCTGGTCGTGGCCGAGGACGGTGAGATCATCGCCGGTAACGGTCTGTATGAAGCGCTGCTCCGCATGGGCCGGGAAACCTGTGACTGCTATGTCATGGTCGGCCTGACCGATGTTCAGAAGAAAAAGCTCATGATGGCCGACAACAAGGTCTATGAGCTGGGATTCACTGATGTGGATGCCATCGAGGAACTGGTCAAGGAGCTGGACGGTGATGTGGATGTCCCGGGCTGGGATGCCGATCTGCTGGAAATGCTGAACAGCACCGAGGATGAAGCGGACGAAATGATTGGCTCCTACGGAGAATTCCCGGAGAGCGAGATTTCGTCCATCAACCGCCAGCAGAATGAGGAACACGTCCCCTATGCAGCAGCGCCTACCTATCCGGTAGCGCCGCCCGACCCACAGCCCGTGTCCACCGTCTCCGAGCCTCCGCAGCAGCCCTCCCCGGTGTTGGAGGTGTCTACACCTACCGAGCCGGAAACCGCTGTTCCTGAGGCGGCCAGCGGCGCAGAGCAGCACCGGTACATCCGCTGCCCGAAGTGTGGTGAGCTGATATGCCTGTGAAAGTAGTGGAAAGCAACCTGAACGTGTTGCAGGCTGCGAAGATCCGCATCCGAAATGTGTTCGCCAACGGCTGCAAAATCTACCTGAGCTTTTCTTCCGGCAAGGATAGCCTGTGCATGGCCAACCTCGTTTATGAAATGATTCTCTCCGGTGAGCTGGACCCCAAGCAGCTGACGGTGACGTTCATCGACGAGGAGGGGCTTTACCCCTCGATGGTCGATGCAGCATACCGCTGGCGGCGCAACTTCCTGTCGGTCGGCGCAAAATTCTTGTGGTTTTGCCTGCCGTTCAAGCAGGTGTCCGTCATTGACCACCTGTCCAGCTCCGAATCGTGGATAACGTGGGAGCCGGGCAAGGAAGATGTCTGGATGCGCAAACCGCCCGATTTTGCCATCATGTACAGTCCCTACCTCCACTATGCAGGGGAAATGAACTACCAGACGTTCTGCTCCAAGGCGTTTTCTGACGGCATCCAGCTTGTCGGTCTGCGCACGGCGGAAAGCCTGACCCGCTTCAAGTGCATTGCCAACACCAAAATGGAGCGCATCACCCGCGGCGGCAAGTTCTATCCCATCTACGACTGGAAGGACTCCGATGTGTGGCTGTACATCAAGGAGCGAAACCTTGAATTTCCTGAGATCTACATGAGGCTCTATGAGGCGGGTGTCCGAAAGAATGCCCTCCGGCTGTGCGCATTCTTCGGTGACTGCGGCACACAGGGCCTCCGTTGGATAGCTGAAACGGACAACGACCTGTGGGAGCGCATCCAGCGGCGAGAACCCAATGCCTACCTCGTTCTGCTCTACTGGGATTCTGAAATGTTCCGGCGCACCACCCGCAAGCGTGGGGAGCTGGAAGAAGAATCCGAGAAAAAGGACTATAAAGCCCTCTGCAAAGACCTTCTGTTCCTGCACCCGGAGCGCTACACCATCGCCAAGGACACCCTGTCCCACATCGAGCACTGGCGTGGCCTGTTCATCAAGACCTACGGCATCGCTGAGCAGAAGCACTACAAGACCATGTACGAGGGCCTGTTGTACGGAGACCCCAAAATGCGTATCCTGCGCATTCTCTGGACCACCATCTACAACGACCACAACGCCCGCATCAAGGAGGAGCAGAACCATGGAAAGCATTGATGTATTCGCCCCGCTGGCATCCCTCCAGTGGGTAGACCGCAACACTATTCACGCCAACGACTACAACCCCAACAAGGTCAGCGAGGAAAACCTGAAGCTGCTTATCCAGTCTATCCTGACCAACGGCTGGACACTGCCCATCGTGGTACGCCCTGACGGCACCATCATTGACGGCTTCCATCGCTGGACTGTATCGGGCCGGGAGCCGCTGCTGTCCCTGCTGGGCGGCAAAGTGCCGGTCGTAGTCGTAGACCACCACGGCGACGAGAGCGCCGACGTGTACGGCACCATAACCCACAACCGTGCCCGTGGCACCCACCTGTTGGAGCCGATGAAAGCCATTGTCAAGAAACTCATTGACGAGGGCAAGACCGTGGAGGAAATCGGCAAGCAGCTGGGCATGAAGCCCGAAGAAATCTTCCGCCTGTCCGGCTTTACCAAAGACGAGTTCCTGAACATGATGACCAAGGGCCACGACACATACTCCAAGGCTCAGGTCATCCGCAGCGTATGAAATCGTCCTTGCCAGCGCTCATGCTGGCAGGGACTTTATCTCGAGGAAAGGAATCATCACTATGGACTACTATGATTTTGTGGCATCCGCCATTGCTGCCGTCGCCAGCCTCTATAATGCAAACGCTGAGCTGGCACATCTCCAGAAGATCGGCGTGAAAGACGTGTGCGTACTCTGGTGCGGCAGCACCCTTCAGAACAACAAGGCTTGGCTGTCCACCACCGTCCCTGACTGTATGTACTACGAGGCAACCTACGACGGCGACAAGAAGGAGCTGCGTCTGGATGTCTATAGGAAGATTCAAAGCGTGAGCATTCCCTGCTGAAAGGAGCACGACACCATGAACACCGTAACCGTATACGCCTGTCCCAGCGTCCCTATGGACAGCATCGAGTGTACCATCGAGTATGACCCTGCTGTGGTCGAAGCCTTTCTGCATCCGCCCAACAGCGGACAGGAGCGGGCCGACGATGGCTCGTTCGGTGACGAAAAGGTACTGTGACGGGGGTGCCCTACCATGAGCGGGCTCGACGACCCCGAAACCAAGCTAGTTAGTGAGGGAAAAATCAGTCATTTCGTTACGGTTTGTATAATGACTTCGCTGTGATTTTCCAAAGAGTTTTACAAAAAAGGAGGTGGTTTCTGAATGCCGACAAAAGAAAGAGTTGCTGACATGACTGTGACCACCACCCAACTGGCCGCCGTGCTGGGCATCACGAACCGCAGGGTGCAGCAGCTCACACAGGATGGGGTGCTCACCACCGTCAGTCGAGGAAAATTTGTCCTTGGTGACGCAGTGCAGGCCTACAATGCCAGCACTGCCCGTGGCGGGCTGACCAAAGAGGAAGCGGCAGAGGCCAAAAAGCTGGACCACATCAAGCAGAAAGCAGAAGCTACGCTCAAAGCCAGCAAAGCGAAAATCGCTCAAGCTGAGGCAAAAGAGCTGTCCGGGCAGATGCACCGCAGTGAGGATGTGGCCGCTATGACCTCTGAGCTTATCTACACCGTCCGGGGTGCGCTGATGGCGCTGCCCAGCCGTGTTGCCATCAATGCGGCTGCTCTGTCTGACCCGGCAGAGGTGGCAGAGTATATGCGTGGCGAGGTGAATCAGATAGCCGAGGAAATCGCCATGTTCCGTTACGACCCGGCAAAGTATGAGGCCCGTGTCCGTGAACGCAAGGCGTGGGCTGAAAAGCTGGCTGGTGACGACGATGAGTGAGAATGCAGCGGTTGACCGTCTGAATGCTCTGGTGTCAAAGCTGGTGGCAGCTATCCGGCCCCCGCCCAATGTGTCCGTGAGCGAGTGGGCCACACAAAACCGCGTCCTGTCCCCGGAAGCGTCTGCCGAGCAGGGCCGCTGGCGTAACAGCCGCACGCCCTATCTGGTGGAGATCATGGACGCATTCTCCGACCCGCGCATCCATCATATCGTTGTCGTTGCGTCCTCACAGGTCGGCAAGAGCGAATTTGAAAACAATGTCATCGGCAGAACGATTGACGTTGACCCCGGATCTATCCTTTTTATCCACCCGGTTCAGACTGATGCCAAGGAGTACAGCAAGCTGCGTATCGCTCCCATGATACGAGACTGTCCTACCCTGCGGGCAAAGGTAGCAGAGAGCAAGAGCCGAGACAGCGGCAACACCATTCTGCAGAAGTCTTACCCCGGCGGCATCCTGACCATGTGCGGCTCCACCGAGGCGCACGCTTTGGCATCGAAACCCATCCGCTATGTGCTGGGCGATGAACGTGACCGCTGGGCTACGAGTGCCGGCACTGAGGGCGACCCGTGGGAACTGGCAATGGCCCGGCAGACCACGTTCTACAACGCAAAGGCGGTCGAGGTTTCCACCCCGACAATCAAAGGTCACAGCGCAATCGCCAAGGCCTACGTCAAAGGCACGATGGAACGCTGGGTGTCGCAGTGTCCACACTGCAAGGGATTCCACGAACTGCGCTGGGAAGATATTCGGTACGAGTATGACACCATCGAGGTTCACGGCGAAAAGACCTACAAGGTCAACGATGTGTGGTATCTCTGCCCGGAGTGCGGCTGCATTTCGGACGAAGTGACCATGAAACGTGCGCCTGCGCACTGGCAAGCAGAGAATCCGGCAGCCTACGAGAACGGCATCCGTTCTTTCTGGCTGAACAGCTTTGTTTCCCAGTGGGCTGCATGGAAAGAAACCGTGCTGAAATACCTGAACGCACTGGGCGATACGAAGAAGATGCAGGTCGTGTACAACACCCGGCTGGGCCTGTTGTGGGAAGACCGCGGCGATGTGCAGGACGAGGACACCATGCTGGGCCGCAGGGAGGAATACCCTGCGGAACTGCCGGACGGCGTGCTGGTTCTGACTGCTGGCATTGACACACAGGATGACCGCATGGAGTACGAAATCGTGGGCTTCGGCCACTTCGGCGAAACATGGGGCATCGAAAAAGGCATCATCATGGGCCGCCCGGACAGTGACGAGGTCTGGCAGCAGCTTGATGAACTGGTATTCGACCGTCGCCTGAAATTCGCCGATGGCGTGGAACTGCCCGTGTCCATAAAGTTCGTGGACGAGGGCGGCCACTTCACGCAGGATGTTCGCCTCCGCTGCCATGAGCGCATCGGCAAAAAGGTGTTTTGCATCAAAGGCTTTCCCGGCTCGGACAGGCCGTTCACGGCTCCGCCCAAGCAGCAGAAAATCACGATACAGAACCGCTACGTCGGTATGTGCTGGCAATACCAGCTGGGCGTTGATTCCGGCAAGCAAATCATCATGGATGATTTGAAAGTGCAGGAGCCGGGCGCCCGGTATTGCCATTTCCCACGCCGGGATGACTACGGGCTGGGCTATTTCAACGGCCTGTTGTCCGAACATCTGGTGTACAAAGAGAACCACCGCAATCCGTGGCAATGGGAGAAAATCTCCGGCCACGAGCGAAACGAGGCACTTGACTGCCGGAACTACGCTTTGGCAGCCTACAAGGTGCTGCCGAAAGACCTCGATGCCATCGACCGTGCCCTGAAAAGGCTGCGTGGAAAGGCGGTCGATGCCCCGGCAGCAGTAAACATTCAACAACCACAGCCCTCCCACAGAAAAAAGAGGGAGAGCCTATTGGACGACTGGTGAGGTGTGAGATATGAATATCACGACCATCAAAAAGCGGCTGGAATTCCACACGCAGCGGCTTGACAACCTGTATACGGCATACAACAAGCTGCTGTATGGCGGCGTGAAAAGCTACCGTCTGGATGACCGTGAGCTCACCCGGCTCGACCTCGGCAAGCTTAGCGATGAAATCAAAGAGGCCGAGCAGAAAGTCGATGAACTGGAATCGTTGCTGAACGGCCAGAACGCGCGAAAAGCGTTCGGGATCATTCCGCGAGACTGGTAACAATTTTGGGTAACGGCCCATCCGGGTCTTTGCCGCGGGCTGGCTGCTTTTCACTCCTTTCCCCAGCCAGTCCGCTTAGTTTGAAAGTTATGGAGGCGATATTTTGAAATACCGTGCAACGGCTGCGCCGCAGGCCAGCGGATACAGCGAGGCTGGTGCAAGCCATAAGCGGCGTGCGCTGCGGGCATTTTTCCCGAACAGCAATTCGCCATCCAGCGATATACACGACAACGCCGACACCCTGCGGCAGCGCAGCCGGATGCTCTACATGAGCGCACCTGTCGCCACAAGTGCCATCAACACGAACCGCACAAAGGTGGTCGGCACTGGCCTGACCCTGAAATCCACCATCGACCGGGACGTTCTGGGTCTTACCCCGGAGGCGGCCAAGGAATGGCAGACCAAGGCTGAGGCCGAGTTCCGGCTCTGGGCCGAGAACCGCCGCAACTGCGATGCTATGGGGATGAACAACTTCTACGGATTGCAGCAGCTGGCCCTGAAAAGCTGGCTTATGAGCGGCGATGTTTTCGCCGTTGTGAAAATCCGGGACGTTGATAAGCTGCACCCCTACGCCCTGCGGCTGCATCTGGTGGAGGCCGACCGGGTGTCTACACCGAACCGATACGGCAGCGCGATTGACATTTTGGGATACACCGTAGGCAAGAACCCCGACAACGGGAACAAGATTCTCGACGGTGTAGAGGTGGACAGCAGCGGTGCCGTTGTGGCGTACCACATCCGAAATACCTATCCGCACGAGTGGCTCAACAGCGAGGAAACCGTATGGCAGCGTGTGGAGGTCGTTGGCAAAAAGACCGGACTGCCCCAAGTGCTGCACATCATGGAATCGGAACGGCCGGACCAGTACCGCGGCGTTCCCCTTGTTGCGCCTATCATAGAACCGCTGCTCCAGCTGCGCAGATACACCGAATCCGAACTGCTGGCGGCACTTGTCCAGTCGTACTTCACGGCGTGGATTGTGTCGGATGCGCCCAAGGACGCAATTCCGTTCAACGAAACTGGCAGCGGAGATCTGGGCGGCGTTCCTGTTGAGAACCCGCAGATGGACAATGCCAGCCACAGCACGAACGAGTACGAAATGGGCCCCGGTCAGGTGGAACATTTGGCCAAGGGCGAAGACATCAAGTTCGGAAACCCAAACATTCCGACCGCCGGATTTGAGCAGTTTGTCAAAACGCTGTGCAAGCTGATGGGCGGCGCAATCGAGATGCCTTACGAGCTGTTGCTCAAAGAGTTCAACGCCAGCTATTCCGCCTCCCGTGCTGCCCTGCTGGAAGCGTGGGAGGGTTTCAAGATGCGGCGCACGTGGCTGGTGGATAGCTTCTGCCAGCCGGCATACGAGATTTGGCTGTCCGAGGCCGTAGCCCGTGGGCGAGTAATCGCTCCGGGCTTTTTTGATGACCCGCTGCTCCGTGCTGCATGGTGCGGTGCCCGCTGGATTGGCCCTGTGCAGGGCAGTCTTGACCCCGCCAAGGAAGTCAATGCAGCCATTCTCCAGACGCACCACGCCTTTAAGACCCACGAACAGGTCACCCTTGAGATGGGCGGCGGCGACTGGACCGAAAACGCCGAACAGCTGGCTCGTGAAAATGAGCTGCTGAAAGCAGCTGGCAGTGAGGGCGCAATCGAAACCACCGCCAGCATTACGACACAGGGAGGTAAGCAAAATGCCCAAACCGAATAACGCACCGCAGGTGAACATCCAGCGGCCTTGTTACGCAATGGCCAGCACTGACGGCCAGACCGCTGACATTACCATGTACGGCGATATCGTGGAAAAACAGCCCATCGACAGATGGACCAATGAACCGATTCCCGGCCAGTACATCGTTGAGAGTGAGTTTCTGAACGACTTGGCACAGATTGAGGGGTGTTCACAAATCACCATCCGCATGGACAGTTTGGGCGGCGATGCAGGCGTTTCCATCCTGATTCACAATCGGCTCCGGGAGCTGGCGGCCAAAGGCACCAAGCTGGTCTGTATCGTGGACGGTGTGGCAATGAGTGGCGGCAGCCTTATCATGTGCGCCTGCGATACCGTCCGCGTAAATCCGTCCAGCCTCGTGATGATTCACAAATGCTGGAGTTTTGTTCTTGGCGCATACAACGCAGATGAACTGCGCAAGGCTGCCGATGCCAACGATGCGTGGGACAAGTCGCAGGTCAGCATCTACAAGCGCAAGACTGGGATGTCTGAAACTGTGCTGTTGCACATGATGGCCGACACTACCTATATGACAGGCAAAGAGGCCGTAGAAAAGGGCTTTGCCGACGAACTGCTGGATGATGCTGAACCTGTTGCAATCTCCGCAAGCGCAGACCGTCAGACCATCTACGCAAATGGTCACGCCCTGCGCCTGATGCCTGGCGTAAAGTTGCCAGACAACATTCCTATGGCTAAAGCGGCTGCACCTGCTGCCGCTGCTGCAAATACACCGGCGGCACCCGCCGCCCAGTCCAACGAAGGAGGACAATCCACTATGGCAAACAATGCAAATCCCACCCCTGCAACCCCCGCAGCAGAAAACCCGCAGGCCGCAGTTGACGCAGCCGTGAGCGCGGAGCGCAACCGTCTGGCCGAAATCGATTCGGTGGCAAGCCTGTTTGACCCCGCTCTGGTGCAGGAGGCTAAGTACGGCGAGACCGCTTGCGATGCTCGCGAGCTGGCATTCCGCGCCGCCAAGGCTGCTGCTGCGCAGGGTCACGAGTTTCTGAAGAATCTGGCAGCGGACAACGCCGCATCTGGTGCACAGAACGTGGAGGCTGTTCCGGGCGCGTCTGCATCTGGCAGCCCGGAATCTCTGCCCGATGCAAATGGCAATGTGCCCAAGACGCAGGCCGAGCGCATGGCTGCTGCCGAAGCAGCCGTCGCCGAATTGCTCGATGACGACAAGAAGTGAGGAGGAACACTACTATGAGCGAACTGAGCAAATCTCTCGGCACCATGGAATTTGATGGCCTGATTGCCGACATCAACCCCAAGCTGGTTGTCAGCGGCGGCACCATCCGCAAGCTGTCCAAGGCCGATACCATCAAGCGCGGCACCATTCTGGCAAAGTCTGGCGGCACTGCTGGCGATAACAAGCTGGTCGTGCTGGGCACCGCTGCTGCCAGTAATGAGGTGCTTACCGCTTACTGCATCCTGTGTGATGATGTGGACGTTGGCACTGCTGACGATGTGACCGCCCCGGTGTACCTGATGGGCTGCTTCAACTCCAACAAGGTTACCGTGGCCGACAGCTACACTATGACCGAGGCCGACAAGGATGCCCTGCGCAACGGTGGCATCGTCTTCAAGGCCGCTGCACCCGCACTGTGAGGAGGATATAACAATGCCTGCTGAACTGAATTTTTTTGACACCTATACCCTGATGGCCGTGCAGAAGCGCATTGTGCCCAAGCAGACTTTTTTCCGTGACCGCTACTTTCCCACGGAGGAGGGCGACATCTTCAGCTCCAACAAGGTGCTGACCGAGTACATGGACGGCGACCGCAAGATGGCAGCCTTTGTGTCGCCTCGTGTCGGCGCAATCCCGATGGAGCGCATGGGCTACGAGATCCACGAGTTTGAGCCTGCGTCCATCGGTGTGAGCCGTCCTCTGACCTCTGATGACCTGACGAAGCGTGGCTTCGGCGAGGCCATCTATGCCAACAGCACCCCTGCCCAGCGTGCCGCAAAACTGGTCCAGAACGATCTGGCTGACATGGATGGCCGTATCATCCGCACCGAGGAGTGGATGTGCGCACAGACCATGCTGGACAACGGATGCGTCATGCAGGAGATGCTCGACAACGTGACCAAGGGCGAGGCAAAGGTCGTGAATTTCTACAATCCCGGCCACGAGAACGACCACATCTACACTGCCGCCCACAAGTGGAACGAGGAAGGTGGCAATTTCTTTGGCGACGTTCCGGCTATGTGCCGGCTGCTGTCCAAGCGTGGTCTGCGCGCTGCCGACCTGCTGCTGGGTGCTGATGTTTATGACGCAGTGATGAATCTCGAAAAGGTTCAGCGTCTGCTGGATAAGAATTCCGGCATCATCATCGGCCAGATTGAGCAGCAGCTGAGCGCATACGACGGCGTTGTCTACGGTGGCACCCTCAACTTCCGCGGCTACAAGTTGAATCTGATTTCTGTTGATGAAACCTATGTGGATTCCACCGACAAGGAGCAGAGTTACTTCCCCAAGACCGATGCCGTGATTACGGCTCCCGGCTGCGGCCATCTGATGTATGGTGCTATCACTCAGATCAACTACGGCGACACCATCCAGTCCACCATTTCTGGCCGCCGTGTTCCGAAGTTCAGCATCGATCAGGAAAACGACACTCGCAAGACCGCCCTGAAGTCTCGTCCTCTGGCTGCACCCAAGAACTACATTCCGTGGATTCGCGCCAAGAACATGGTCGGCTAAGTCTGACCTGAAAGGAGTACACCGATGATTGTTGAAATTCTTTGCGGTGGCTACGGCTGCCCCACCAAGACTGGTGTTCACACTGTTGCGCATGGCGAGCGGTGTGAGGTCAGCGATGCCGAAGCAGCCCGCCTTATCGGGCTGGGTGTGGCGAAATGCGCGTTTTCTGCGCCCACTGCCCCGGAAACCGCCCCTGCGGACGTTCCGGCAACTGCGGAAGGTAACGACACCCCCGCAGCCGAAGCCTCGCAGAACGGCTCTGAGGCGGCACACCTCGACCCCGACCAGCTGCAGAGCATGACCGTAGCCGAGCTGAAGAAATTGGCTGCGGATATGGGCATCGAAACCAAGCAGCTCAAGACCAAGGATGAACTCGTCGAGGCTATCTGCGCCGAGGACGTTGTTCCCGGTGACGAGAGCACCGAGGCCCCGGAGCTGTCTGCTGCGATGCCCACCGCATGAGCGGCTTCAAGGACGCTGTGCAGGAAGACCTGAACAGCGTCTTTCTGAATCTGGACGAGTTCGCAGAAACGCACACGGTCTACTATGACGGTGAGGAGTATTCGGATATTCCCATTGTCATGACCGGCCTCTCCGAAAAGGAGCGGGTGCGTCAGAGCATCAGTGACCATGCAGAGGGCATATACCGGGTAAGCCGGGTGCTGCATTGCGATATTGCAGCTCTCGGCGGGAAGCAGCCGGAGCAGGGCTGCAAGCTGGGCATTGACGAAGACGGATTTGTCCGCAGCTACTATGTGGCATCCTCTGTCTGCGAAATGGGGATGCTGCGGGTAGAACTGGAGGCGATTGACGAATGAGCGATGTGACAACGGACACCATGATGCACAGCGTGACAGCTGGCATCGCTGTTGACATTGCAGAGGAGGGGTTTGACCGCGTGTCAGTCATCCTTTCCGGAATCCCCGGTGGTGCCAATCGTGCTGTAGGATCTGCGCTGGCTCGCGCCGCTGCCGCCGGAAAAACGGTGGCGAAGCGGGCAGTCACGCAGGAGTATGCCATCAGCAGCAGTGAATTTTCCAACCGCACAAAGAATATCAACAACATTCAGCGGGCCAGCAGCGGCGAGGTTTCTATCAACTTCGGCTACCGTGGCAGCGTCATCCCCCTTAGAGTTTTCGACACCAAGGTAGACCGCAGCGGCCGCGTTGTTACCCGTGTGAAGAAATCCAGTGCCCGACAGGCGCTGGACCACGCTTTCGAGGCGAAAATGGGTTCTCATTATGGTATCTACGAGAGGCAGGGCGAAAAAAGATTCCCGGTTAAGGAGCTTTTCGGCCCGGCTACCCCGCAGATGATGTATTCCAATGAGGTTGTCATGGACTCCATCGAGGCGAAAATGGCCTCCACATATGAGGAACGCATTGAGCATGAAATCACGCGAGTTTTGAACGGATGGGGTGTGTGATATGACCAGTGTGGTTTTGCTTGAACAGCTGAAAGCATTCACCGAGAAAATCATGGCCGACATGATTCTCCCGGTGGCTATGCAGCAGGGCGACACCGAGCAAGCCTACCGTGCCCCGGAAGTCTACCTGATGCGGCTGCCTGACAGCAGGGCGGCCAAGAAAAAGGCCCCCTACATCATCCACCGGGTCATTCCGCTGGAAACGGAACAGCAGCCCGGCAGCGAGGAGCGCACGGTCGTTTCCGTGCGCTCTATTTTCTGCTGCTACAACCCGGACGAGCAGGAGGGCGACCTTGCACTCCTGAACATGATGGAGCGTTTCCGGGTAGAGCTGCTGAAAGTCCGCAAGGTGGGCGCTGTCGGAGCGGATGGAAAGCCCCGGTATCAGTTCACTCTCGATATTTCTCCCGACCACAAGTTGGAAAGCATTCCTTATGACGAGGAATCGAAGCCCTACTATGCCGGAGAAATGATCACCTACTGGAAGCTGCCGACCGTGCAGCAAACGGAGGACATTGAATTATGGCGGTGAAAAAGACCACGGCGGAACAGCCCGCCGAAAACACCGTGAGCGCCGAGCCTGCACAGAGCAAGCCCAGCGTTTCTATTTACGTCGGCCCGTCCATTCTGGGCTACATCCAGAAAAACACGATTTACCCCTGCGCCGCTGCGGAGGCTGTAGAGCGTGATGATGTGAAGATTGCCACCGAGAAATATCCCGGTGTGGCCGACTTCATCATCAATGTGGACGAGCTGCACACCACGCCTGAAAAGGCAAAAGCACGCGGCGAGGCCATCCTTGCATTTGCAAGGATGCTCGCCAAATCCAAGTAAGGAGGAATACATACTATGGCAGATCATGGTATCAATGTCAGCCGCGCCGATACCGCCGTGGCGACACCGAACACCGCAACCTGCGGCATCCCCTTTGTCATCGGCACCGCACCGCTGTCCAAAGCGACCGGTACCGCTGCGATCGCTGGCCTCCCGGTGCTCTGCACCAGCTATGATGAGGCAAAGGAGCAGCTGGGCTATGACGACGACTGGGCCAAGTACACCGTCTGCGAGGTGATGTATTATCACTTCAAGCTGTGCGCCTGCCAGCCGGTCATTTTCCTGCCCGTTGGCGAGACCACCGAGGCTTCCGATGTGGCTGCCGCCGTTGAGCAGGTTGAGCTGTGCCTGACTATGTTCGGCATCGTGCCCGACCTGATTATGGCTCCCGGCTTTTCCAATGATGCCACTGTTGCGGCTGTTCTGGACGCAAAGGCTGGCTCTATCAACGGTATGTTTACCGGCAAGGCTCTGGTGGACATTTCCGCAAAGACCTATACCGCTGCGGTGCAGGCGAAGAACAGCGGCACCTACACCGAAAAAACCATCCTGTGCTGGCCCAACGGCACCCTCGGTGATCTGCGTTTCCACGGCTCCACCGTCGAGGCGGGCTGCCTTGCAGAAACCGATACCGGCAACGAGGGCATTCCCTATGAAAGCCCCTCCAACAAGACCGTTCACATCGACGGCCTGTGCGATGACGACGGCAACACCATCAACCTGACCTATAATCAGGCCCTTGTCGTTGATGCCGCGGGCATCTGCACCTTCCTGAACTTTATGGGCGGCTGGACCGCTTGGGGCAACCATACTGCGTGCTACCCCAAGTCCACGGATGTGAAGGACTACTTCATCCCGCTCAGCCGTATGTTCGACTACGTCACCAACACACTCATCAAGACGTTCTGGAGCAAGCTCGACAAGCCGATGAACCGTCGCCTCATCGACACCATTCTGGATAGCGCCAACATCTGGCTGAACGGTCTGGTTGGCGCAGGTTATCTGCTGGGTGCCAGTGTGGAAATGCTGGAAAGCGAGAACCCGCTGACCAGCCTGATGGCGGGCAAAATCAAGCTGCACGTCTACATGACCCCGCCCTCTCCGGCGCAGGAGATTGACTTTGTGCTGGAATACGACGCTGATTATGTGACCAGCGCACTCCAGTCCTAAAGAGGAGGTACTACAATGGCAATCGATCAGAGCGTTATCAACTTCGCGGTCTATGAGGACAGCGTGGAATATCTGGGTATGTCGAAAGCTACCCTGCCGGATGTTACCTTTCTGACGCAGAGCATTTCGGGTGCTGGTGTCGGCGGTAACGTCGAAGCGGTCATTCTGGGCCATTTGGAGGCTATGACCCTCGGTCTGGAATTCCGCACCACCACGCCGCAGTCCGTCCGGCTGTCGGAGCTGCGCCGCCACAGCATTGACCTGCGTGTGGCAAACCAGTATGAGGATCCTGTTTCGGGCGTGGTTGAGGCACGGAAGGAAAAGCACATTTTCGTGGTCGTGCCCAAATCGACCAAGGGCGGCACCATTGCCCCCGCAACGCCCACTTCTGGCTCTGGTGAGTACGCCGTCCGTTACTGGGCAACGTACATCAACGGCAAGAAGGTGCGTGAGCTGGACCCCCTCAACTTCATCTGCTACATCAACGGTGTGGATTATCTGGCCGGTGTCCGTGCGGCCCTGGGCAAGTAATCCGCATATGCCGTTCCGCCGGAGCTGCATTTTGCAGCCCCGGCCTATTTTTTGAACGTGAAAGGAGCTATCCAGCATGAACGCCGTCATTGACCCGAAAGAATTTGATGCAGCTCAGGCTGCCGCCGCAAAGGCTGCTGCCGCTGCTGACCCGTACACCTACACCCACAAGCTCCAGAAGCCCCTTGACTATGAGGGCAAGCACTACGAATCCCTCACGTTCGACTGGGGCAAGCTGACCGGCAATGACTCCCTCGCCATTGAGGCCGAGCTTACGGCTCTGAATCAGCCTGTGATCATCCCCTCGATGAGTGCGGGCTACCTCATCCGCATGGCCTGCCGGGCGTGTACCGAGCCTATCGGTGTTGATGTCATCGGTGCTATGAGCATCCGGGACTACAACACCATCCGCACCAAAGCGAGAAATTTTTTGCTGAGGTCGGACTTGTAACTGGCGATGGCGGCGTGTGGCTGCGGCGACAGGTGCTCGCAATGGCACAGGTCAACTGTACGCCCGCGCCCTACTGGCTGGAAATGCCCCTGTATCAATTCCGGCAATGGATCCGCAGCAGCAATGACCTCATTGCCGAGCGCCAGAGAGCGAGAAAGGACGGTAAGTAGTGGCTCGTAAAGAGTGGGAGCTGCTGTTCAACCTGTCCGCTAAACAGAACAGCAGCTTTTCCAGTACATTCAAGGCTGCGCAGTCTGCCCTTGTGGAAACGCAGGGGAAGATTCAGCAGCTGAACAAAGTACAATCCGACATTTCGGCGTACCAGAAGCAGCAACAGGCCGTTGACGCAACCCGTCAGCGGCTTTCTGTTTTGCAGCAGCAGTACGACAACATCCAGAAAGAAATTCAGGAAACCGAGGGTTATTCCTCTGCGCTGGAAAACAAGCTGCTATCCAAACAGGCGCAGATCGACAAGACCACGGCCTCCCTGAACACCTATGAGCAGCGTTTGGCTGCCACCGGGAATGCTCTGCACGAAGCTGGCGTGGATACCACGCAACTGACGGCGGAAAGCGTCCGGCTGGAAACTGAGGTCGATAAGCTCAAGGATAAGCAGGTTGACCTCAAGAAAACGATGGACGAGGCCGGCGAGGGCGCAAAGGGATTCGGTGAAAAATCGGTCGAGGCGCTTGAGACGGTCGAAGCCACGCTGGCCGCGGTCGGTATTTCAAAGGCCCTTGGAGAAATCCGGGATGCCTACATGGACTGCATCAACACCGCAGGTGATTTTGAAGCATCCATGAGCAATGTCGAGGCCCTATCCGGCGCTACCGGTGAGGAGCTGACGGCCCTGTCCGACAAGGCCAAGGAAATGGGCGCGACCACCAAATTCACCGCTGGTGAATCGGCTGACGCTCTGTCCTACATGGCTTTGGCAGGCTGGGACACCCAGTCCATGTTGGACGGCATCAGCCCGGTGCTGAATCTGGCTGCTGCTGCCAACATGGATCTGGCGCAGGCATCCGATATTGTCACCGACTACCTGACTGCTTTTGGCCTGAAAGCCTCCGACACCACACACTTTGTGGACGTGATGGCCTACGCCATGGCCAACTCCAACACGGATGTCATCCAGTTGGGTGAGGCTTACAAGGCGTGTGCAGCTACCGCTACGTCCCTCGGCTACTCGGTCGAGGAAACCACCGCTGTGTTGGCTACCATGGCCAACGCCGGTGTCAAGGGCGGCGAGGCTGGCACAGCCCTGAACGCCATCTTTACCCGCCTTGCCACCAACACGAAAGAGTGCGGGGACACCCTTGCAGAATACGGTGTGCAGATCTATGACGCACACGGCAATATGCAGAGCCTGTCCAGCATCCTCACAGGCATGGCCGGTATCTGGGACACCCTGACCGACCAAGAGCAGGCCAACCTCGCAAAGGTCATTGCCGGCACGAACCAGTATTCCAAACTGCAAACCATCATGGCCGGGTGCAGCGAAGCCGCAGCCGAGGGCGGGCAGTCTTTTGCGGACTACACCGCAGCTCTGAACGACTGCGCTGGGTCTGCCGATAAAATGGCGGGCACCATGCTCGACAACATGAATGGCAGACTGACGCTGATGCAGTCCGCAGCAGACGGCCTAAAAATCGCCATCGGCGAGGATTTGACCCCGGTGATGTCGGATTTGTACGATGTCGGCGCGGAAGTCCTGGGCTGGATGCAGGGATTTGTAGAAGAAAATCCCGGCGTAGTCAATGGCGTTGCAGCCGGCACGGTTACTCTGGGCGGCTTCCTCGCGGTGCTGACTGCGGTCACGACCGCCATCAAGGTGGGCAGTACCGCAATGGGGCTGTTTACTGCCACGCTTGGCCCGGCTGCCCCGGTGCTGGTCGGAGTTGCCCTGGCGGGCACGGCGCTGGCCACGGTCGTTGCCGGTCTGTCTGGTGCGGCCGATGCGACGGTGCCCTCTGTAAAGGAACTGACCAGCGCCGCTCGTGACATGGGCGACAGTATGGAAGAAGCAAGCGCAAGCTACGATTCCACCCTGTCCAACATGGCAGCGACCGCCAGCGTTGCGGACCAGTACATCAGCAAGTTGGAGGCCATCGAGGCCGCCACAAATGGGAACACGGACGGAAATGCCGAATACCACGACACGCTGGCCCGGCTATCTGTTCTGGTTCCCAGCCTTGCGGATGATATTGACCTTGAGACCAATTCCATCAAGGGCGGCACCGCTGCGCTGCGCCAGCATACGGATGCCTATGTAGCAGATGCCAAGGCTCAGGCCCGGCAGGAATACCTGAACACCCTCTATGACCAGTACAACAATGTGCTGGTTGAGAGCGCTGAGAACGAAACCAAGCTGGCGACTGCGCAGGCAAAGGTTGAAAAATCCAATGCCGGCATGTCTGCTGCCTACGATAAGCTGCTGACCACCCTCGGCCTGACGGATGAGCAGTTCAAGCTCACCTACGGCACGGTAGAAGATCTGCCGTGGCGCACCATGAGCGAGGATGTGCAGCAACTGCGCACTGAGTACATGGGGTACTCGGATGACCTTGTCACTGCCCGGCGGGAGGTCGAGAACTACACCGCCGCCGTAGAGCAGGATCAGGAGGCTATCAATGCCGCCGAGGCCGAGTATCAGGAGGCCAGCGCCGCAGTCGATGCCTTGAATGCTTCGCAACAGTCCGCCGCCGACAGCGCAGACGATGTTGCAGCGCAGCAGCAGAACGTGGCGAATGCCATCTCTGATGCAGAGCTTCGAATTCAGGACATCATTGCAGCCTACAAGGATGCCTATGATGAAGCCTACGGCAGCATCAGCGGCCAGTATGCGTTGTGGGATTCTGCGGAAAAGGTCGTTTCGACCTCCGCTACATCCATCAACAATGCACTGCAAAGCCAGATCACCTACTGGGACAACTACAACCAGAACCTCGAAAAGCTGAACGAACGGGCGGCTGACATCGACGGTCTGAGTGAAGTTATCGCCAGTTTTGCGGATGGCAGCAAGGAATCCGTCAATGCGATTGCCGGTATGGCCTCGGCCTCGGATGCTGATCTCGCCAAAATGGTTGAGAACTATGCTGCACTGAAAGAAGCGCAGGATACCACCAGCGAATCTATCGCCGACCTCAAGACCGGCATGAGCAATTCTATGGACGAAATCGCCAAGACCGTAGCCGATACCGTATCGGAAATGGACATGAGCGACGAGGCCACGAAAAGCGCCAAGGAGACGATTCAGGGCTTCATCGATGGCGCATCCAGCATGATGCCCCGTGTGCAGGAAGCCTATGCCAAAATCGCCTCGGCGGCCTCTACTGCGCTGGCAGGCTCCAACGAGCGCTACAATGTCAACCACGGAATCCCAGGATATGCTGTTGGTACGGAAGATGCGGCTCCCGGCTTTGCCCTCGTTGGTGAGCATGGCCCGGAGCTGGTCTACTTCAACGGCGGGGAATCTGTTCTGACGGCCTCGGAAACCAGACGGGAGATGGAGAGCGCAAGCGTTACCCCCATGAGCGCTGAGCTGCCAGAGAGCAACGGCTCCTCCTCAGCACGCAGCACGGTTCATATATCGCTCTCGCCGGTTTACCATATCTCAGGTATATCTGATACTGCCGAGCTGCAAAACGTCCTGAATGCCCAGAATGACAGCCTGAGAGAACTTGTCCTCGAAATCGTGAAAGATGCAGAGGACGATGATTTCAGAGGGAGGTATGCATGAGTAAAACCTATACGACTGTGCAAGGCGACCGCTGGGACAGCGTGGCCTATAAGCAGCTCGGCAGTTGCGCCTATGCTCCCAACCTGATGGCTGCTAATCCGCAGCACTTGGGCTATTTTGTGTTCCCGGCCGGAATCGTTCTGACGCTCCCGGATACCGAGACACAAACCAGCTCTACCTTGCCCCCGTGGAAGAAGGTGGTCACATGAGCGACGAAAATACCGCCCGCCATGCCGAGTGTACTGTGGAGTTTGACGGCGTGGACATCACCAGCAGCATCAAGCCCTACCTGCTGTCGCTGACATTTACCGATAATGAGGAAGATGCCAGTGACGACCTGCAGATCAAACTCCAAGACCGGGAGGGCGTTTGGATGACCGACTGGCTCCAGAAGATGCTGGACGGCGATGTGTCGGCCGCATCTTCTGATGGCTACAAGGTTGGTGACGTGGTGCAGTTCCTTGGCGGTCCACACTACAAGGCATCTACCGACAAAAAGGCAAACGGAACACCAAAGGCTGGCCCGGCCAAGATCACCATCATCAAGCAGGGCGCGCTGCACCCGTACCATGTTATTCACACGGACGGAACGTCCCGGGTCTATGGCTGGGTCGATGCCAGCGAGATCTCCGGTAAATCTGGCGGCAGTTCTTCCGGCAGCAGTGAAGGTGGCCTGAAAATCCGGGCTACCATCACGGCCTGTAACTGGCACTCTGACGGAAAGGATGAGGCGCTGGACTGCGGGGAGTTTGAGCTGGATAGCATAAACGCATCCGGCCCGCCCGACATTATCACCATAAAGGCCACGGGGCTGCCCTATACCAGCCAGATCCGGCAGACCAAGCAGAGCAAGGGCTGGGAAAAGTACAAGTTATCCGGCATCGCCAATGAAATGGCGAAGAAGAACGGTATGAAGTCCCAGTTCCTTGCGAAAAAGGATCCTGAGTATAAGCGTGTGGAGCAGTACCGCTGCTCTGACATCGACTTCCTGTCGCAGTTGTGCCATGATGCCGGCTTGTCGCTGAAATGCACAGACGGCAAACTCGTTATCTTCGACCAGAAAGAATACGAGGGAAAAGATTCTGCATGGACTGTCACCAAAGACGACAAAAGCTATATCAAGTGGAGCCACACGCTCGGCCAGGCCGGAACGCAGTATGCGTCCTGCCGGGTGTCCTATGTTGGGCCGAACGGCAAGCCCATTGAGGGTATCGCCTACGTCAAGGACTACGATGCCAAGAGCAAAACCAACCAGCAGCTGGAAGTTTATGCCCCGGTCACGAGCAAGACCGAGGCCAAAGAACTGGCTGCCAAAAAGCTCCGGTTGCACAACAAGTTTGAGCGTCAGGTTGGCTTTACCTACCACGGCGACCCGGGCAAGGTTGCAGGCCTGACGTTTGAAACCAAGAGCTTCGGGCCGTGGGATGGAAAGTACATCGTGAAGCAGGCCAAGCATACCGTGACCGGCTCTGGCGGGTACACCACGCAGGTTTCCGGCCGTCATGTTTTAGGAGGGTACTGATGAACACCGCTGTTGACGTTCGCCTCGGTAAAGTCACCGATGTGAACAAAGAAAAGCGCCTTGTCCGCTGCAAATTTGAGGACACCGGCATCACGTCCGGCTGGCTCCCGGTGATGCAGCACTACAAAGCCATTGTCTATACGGAGTCAGCCGGCGAACACAATCACCAGTATATCCACCCCAGCCCCTACAACCTTGAGATCAAAACGACCATGGATGGCTCACGCCAGATTTGGGATGAGGAAGAAAAGGTCATCGGGGCGGACAACTCCACAAACCATCAGCACAAGTCCCATGTGGTGTGGTGGCTGCCGGCCATTGATGATACGGTGGTCTGCTTGTACCTCCCGTGCTTCAATGCTGATGGCTTCGTGCTGGGAGGGATTTATCCGTGATTGTCGGTTGCCTCGGAGACATCAGTTTTGCCGTGTTCGATAGCCATGTCGAGACCATCAAGAACATGGTGCAAAATGTATCTGCCAGATATACTACCCACCAGCGCGCCGGAGGCCCGGCCCTGACCGAGTTTACAGGCACCGATGCTCAAACAATTACGTTTGACATTGAACTGGCCGCATACCTCGGCGTGAATCCAACCAAAGAGCGGGAACGACTGCAAGAATGCGTCCTCAATGGGACAACGCTGCCGTTCGTTCTCGGCAATGTGGTCTATGGCAGCTATCGGTGGGTTATCAAATCTGTAAAATTCAAGACCCTGCACACAGACGCTTTCGGTACACCGACATGGATTACCGCAAGCGTTTCTTTGTTGGAATATCAGAGAGAATGAGGTGATTTTTGTGAGCAACTACTTGGTATCGGCAAACGACCTGACCACCATTTCCCTTGGGGAGCAGGATACCGTGACCAGCGTTCTGCAGAACATCGCCGTCATCCTGTCTACACCGAAAGGCACAGTGCCTTGCTACCGGGAATTTGGCATTGATATTGCGAACATTCTCGACCGGCCGGAAAATGTGGCGCAGCCTATGCTCTGCGCTGCCATCAAGGAGGCCATCGAGCGGTTTGAACCTCGTGCCACCTACATGGGGACTACTTTCAAGGAAGCCCCGGACACTCCCGGGCGGATGCTGCCCGTCGTGGAGGTGAGCATCAGTGCGTAAAACCTACGAGTTCGTGTCTACGGACATGGATGAGCTGGACAGGCTGCTTGTCGCAGGATATGAGCAGTTCTTTGGCAAAACTGTGATGCCCGGTAGCCCGGAACGGCTTTTCATTTCGTGGGTCGAAGATGCCATCATGTACGAGCGTGCCCAGAATAACTGGACAGGCTGCCAAAACTTGCCCAGCAGCGCAGAGGGCGAGTATCTGGATGGCCTGGCCGAGCTGTTCTATTTGCAGGAGCGCCCCAAGCCTACGGCGGCGACCTGCACCATGCGCTTTTACATCAGCGAGCCCCGCCAGACGGCGGTGCTGATTCCGGCCGGCACCCGTGTCACAGACGACAATGCAGCCCTGTACTGGGAAACCTCCGCAGACGAGTACGTTCCCATCGGCGCAACATACACGGATGTTCAGGTGACCTGCCAGACCGTGGGCACGGCTGGCAATGATTATGCTGTGGGGGACATCCACACCGCTGTTGACATCTACGACTACTACTCCGGCTGCTCCAATATCACGGTCAGCGCAAACGGTTCTGATGCCCCGGACGACGAGGAATTTTATGAGCTGATGCGTGACAGTCAGAGTGCATGGTCTGATGCTGGCCCAATCGGTGCCTACAAATACTTTGCAAAGAGGGTTTCCACGGAAATCGCAGATGTCGTTGCAAATTCGCCCAGCCCTGGCACGGTTTGCCTGTATGCCGTCATGAACGATGGCAGCGTGGCTGGCGAAGAAACCAAGCGTGCCATGGTTGCGGCCTGCTCACCGGATGAAATCCGGCCGCTGACGGACTATGTGATCTCCGGCGACCCGGAAGAAGTTCCCTATGATATCGACCTGACCTATTACCTGACCCGTGACGGAAGCATTTCCGCAAGTGAAGCTCAGTCCGGCGTGAATGAGGCTGTGCAGCGGTACATCCGCTGGCAGTCCGGCAAGATGGGCAGGGACATCAACCCTGACAGGCTGCGGTATCTGCTTCTTTCGGCCGGCATCAAACGTGTAGACCTCAAACAGCCCGCCTTTACTCCGCTGGAAGACGGTGCGCCATCCCTTGACCGCAACGACAAGGTTCCGCAAGTGGCAAAGTTGGGCACGGTGACGATAAAGAGCGGAGGGTATGAGGATGAGTAACCACGGCCTGACTGCTGACAACATGATGCAGCAGTTTCCGATTGCGCTCCAAAAAGACCCTAAGACGGTGGCTCTGGGACAGGCCATAGCCAAGGTGATGGAATCCCGGCAGGATGAAATCGACTCCCTGCGGATTTATACCCGCATCGACGAACTGCCCGAATGGCTGCTTGACATTCTGGCTCGTGACTTCGCCGTGGACTGGTACGATAGATCCTACACCCTTGAGGAAAAAAGAAAAACCATCAAGGACAGCTTCTATGTTCACCGGCACCGTGGCACAAAAGCGGCTGTTGAAAGAGCCATTTCTGCGATTTATCCCAATCCCAAAGTTTTGGAGTGGTTTGAGTACGGCGGCGATCCGTACCACTTCAAACTCCGTATCACGGTTGATTTCGCTGCAATCAATGAGGCCAAACATCAGCAGGTTTTGCAAAAAATCATCTGCTACAAAAATCTTCGGTCGCATTTGGACAGCGTCATTTACTACACGGAAACGGAGCCGAAAGCGTGCTATGTTGCAGCGATTCCCTGCGCCACAACGATGTCCTACACGGTTCTTATACCGGGTGTTATCGAGCCGCGGGCAGTCAGCGCACACGCCTGCGCCGCTGGTGCGGTCAGCACAACTCGGATGAAAACGACCATTGCGCTGCCCGGAACTATCCACGCCAAGGCTGTGTCTGCACAAGCGCTTGCATCTGGAAGACCTGCGCAGACCTATGAAACCGTCACCATCAAGTTAGGAGGGAAATCGTTATGAGCTGGGAAAAATATGCATATACCAGCGCCGGTGCTGCGATGTTGTCCGAGTCCATTTCGGGCGGTGCGCTCACCATCACCCGTGCTGTAAGCGGCACGGGCACCGTTGACACCGACTTGTCCGAGGAAACGGCAGTCAGCGGTGATACCTATGAGCTTAAACTGCTGGGCATCGACACCGTGGAATATGAGGGTGAAAAAGCCCGCAAAGTTAGCATTTGGACGGGCGGTGCAGATAAGCCGTACTTCATGCACCAGATCGGTGTGTTTGGCCGCCTCAATGACGACCCGGAGGACACGCTGCTCTTTTTGATGCAGGACGATCGGGGCATCGAGATCCCGGCCATCGGTACTGCTGACCATGAATTCCAAATTGCTGTGTTGCTGGCCGTTTCAACCAAAGCCAATATCTCACTCACCGTTGACCCGCAGGTTGAAGCAATTATGCGGATGGTGCGGGAAATGGTGCTGAAGGAGATCTCACAGCACAACGATGCCCCGGATGCCCATGCCAAAATCATCACCGAAGCCACCAGTAAGGCTCTGAAAGAGCTGGAGGAATCCGGCCAGATCATGTCGGAAGACAGGGTCAAAGAGCTTATCAAGGAAAGCGGCGGCGGTGGTGGCGGCAGCTCCGGCGGCTACTATGGCAAATACGACCTGACCCTTTCTGTGGACGGCTGGAAAGCCGTATCGGACAGCGAGGGTGAAATGCCGTATGCGTATACCTACGATGCAGAGTTGGCAGACTGCACCCCTGAGCTTTGGCCCAGCGGTTCCGCAACTGCCAGCTGCTTTTCTATTTCGAACAAGGCGGGTGTCCTGAACGGGTGCGAGACTTTGAACGGTATTGTTCGCTTTTTCTCTCAGCGCATCCCGGAAGCTGATATTCAGGCAGTCGTCACTCTGTTCGGGAAAGGAGGTGGCACCGGTGAACTGGTAATTGCGACCCGTGACCGGCTGGGCTGCGTGAAAATTGGCGACGGCGTGGAAGTGACCAAAGACGGTGTTATTTCTGTCCACGCCACAGTTTCCGAAGACCAGATGGCAGCTACGGATGATGTATCCGAAATGCTGGCCGAAATCTACGACAAATAAACACCAAACAACAATTTACGGAGGATACTTATTATGGCTTACAATGTTGAGAAGCTCGCAAAGCTGGGCGCACTGAAGGAGCTGGGTCTGAAGCAGAAGGCCGTTGACGAGGCCCAGAACAAGCGCATCAAGGCTCTGGAGGATGTCGGCGCACAGGCCAACGTCTTGGAGGGCGTTAAGGTGAACGGCGTTGCCCTGGCCATCGCTGAGAAGATGGTGGACATTCTGGTTGCCACCGGCTCCAAGAACGGTAGCATTTCCGTGGCTGGTACCGATGTTGCCATCAAGGGTCTGGCTGCACTGGCCTACAAGGCGAAGATTTCCCAGTCTGACCTCGACGACCTGGCTGCTGTTCTGGCTGCAAAGGCCGACAAGGCCACTACTCTGGGTGGATACGGCATCACCGACGCTTACACCAAGGACGAGATCAACGCCAAGATCAGCGCTGTCTATAAGCCCGCTGGCTCTGTGGTCTTTTCTGCGCTGCCCGCTCTGGCTGAGAATGTTCTGGGCAACGTCTACAACGTGACCGATGCTTTCACTACTACCGCCAACTTTGTTGAGGGCGCGGGCAACAAATATCCCAAGGGCACCAATGTCGTGGTGGTCAAGGTCGGCGATGCCTACAAGTATGATGTGCTGGCCGGTTTCGTTGACCTGTCTGGCTATGTGGAGAAAGAAGCGGGCAAGGGTCTGTCTGACGAGAACTTCACTGCGGCTCTCAAGGATAAGCTGAACGGCATTGAGGCTGGCGCAAACAAGTATGTCCATCCCACCCACACCGCTGCTGCCAGCGGTTTGTACAAGACCACTGTGGATGAAGAGGGCCATGTGACCAATACCATTCCTGTGACCAAGGATGATATCACCGGCCTTGGCATCCCGGCTCAGGATACCACCTATGACGAGGCGACCACTGCCAAGGCTGGCCTGATGTCCGCTGAGGATAAGACCAAGCTGGACGGCATGGATACCACCATCGATAAGGCCATTGCGAACCATACGGCTACCGATGCTGAGGTGTCCGAGATGCTGGCAGAGATTTACGGCGAGTAAGCCTCTGAGATCTCATGAGTAAAGGGGCGGCGGAGAATATTCACCGCTGCCCCTTATTTTTTTATGGGAGACTAACTATTAAAAGTCAAGCCCCAAAATGAAAAAATCCG